CACGAGTCTACCTGGCTATAGCTTCGCTTACGCTACGCCCGTTAGGGAAGTAGCAGTAAGCGCCCCCAAGGGGCGAAGCACCGAGCTGCAAGTGAGGTGCTAAGCACCTCTTTTAGTTGGGTGTATTATGCCCAGAGCCCGATAGGACATAATGCCAGAAAATACAGCAGAGATAGCCAAGCGAGTTATCCTCTCTGCTATCGCAGAAGGTATGACAGTAGAGCAAGCTGTAGCCTCCGCTGGTAGATCCTACAAGTCTTATGAGTATTACCGCCGTACTGACCCTGCCTGGAAAGACAAGGTAGACAGAACTAGGCTAGGCCTACGCGGTTCCTCCTTCATAGAGCAAACCCTCAATGATATTACCTTTGCAGAATTCCGTGAACGCTTTCTCAAGTCCAAGACCTTTGGTCATCAGCAGAACCTGATAGATGTTATAGAAGGCAGAGACCCTTCTTGGCTTCATCCTTCGATGAAGTACGAAAAGGGCTTGGCTAATAACCGCATCCTTATCAACATCCCGCCTAACCACGCCAAGTCAATGACGGTCACCGTTGACTACGTAACCTGGAAGATTGTCAATAACCCGAACTTTAGAGTTCTCATAGTTTCCCAAACCCAGCGTCTAGCCGCAGACTTCCTTTATGCTATCAAGCAGCGACTGACGCATCCAATGTACGAAGAACTACAGCAGGCATACGCCGCTGGGGTTGGGTTCAAGTCTAAGACTGCCTCCTGGCAGGCTACTCGTGTCACCTTCGGTGATGAACTCCGTGAGTCATCTGAGAAGGACCCCAACATTGAAGCCGTAGGTATCGGCGGTCAGATTTACGGTAAGCGTGCCGATATGATTCTGATAGACGACGCAGTAACTCTTTCTAACGCAAATGACTTTGAACGACAAATCAAGTGGCTCACCCAAGATGTTCGTTCCCGTCTCAACCCTACAGGTAAGCTCATCGTTATCGGTACCCGCGTATCAGCGGTAGATTTATATAAAGAGCTACGCTCTGCCGATAGATACCCTGGCGGCTTAGTTCCTTGGACATACCTAGCAATGCCAGCGTTGCTAGAATCAAATGAGGACCCCGATAAGTGGGTTACCTTGTGGCCTTATTCAGATCAACCCTTTGATGGTCAAGAAGAATCTGAAAAGACAGAAGAAGGTCTATATCCCCGCTGGAATGGACGCAACTTATACAACGAGCGTCAAGCTATGGATGCCTCTACCTGGGCCTTGGTTTATCAACAGCAAGATATATCTGATGATGCAATCTTTGACCCAGTATGTGTGAAAGGCTCCATTGATGGAATGCGAAAAGCAGGTCGTCTGGTGCCTAGCAGTCCAGGTCATCCCAAAGACCTCAACGGTTTCAGTTTTGTTTGTGGACTCGACCCAGCAATGGTCGGAGACACAGCGGCGGTATGTTATGCAGTTGATAGGGTTTCTCATAAGCGCTACATTGTGGACGCTATCAAGATTACGCGTCCTACGCCTGCACAAATCAGACAGCTCATTACCGATTGGACTAACGTATATGCACCATCGGAATGGATCGTGGAGCGTAACGCCTTTCAATCTTTTCTCACGCAAGATGAGGGAATTAGACAGTTCCTTGCATCCAAAGGAACTGTACTAAGAGAGCACCACACTGGTAATAACAAGTGGGACTCAGGCTTTGGTGTGGCATCTATGTCCACCCTCTTTGGTACTAAGCAGCAAGATGGAAAGCATCACAGAGATAATCTCATTCATCTACCTTCAGACCAAACAGAAAATATCAAGTCTTTGATAGAACAACTTATTACCTGGTCACCTACGACCAAAGGTAAGACCGATATGGTGATGGCCTTGTGGTTCTGTGAGATTAGAGCACGTGAATGGCTCAACAACGGAATCCACGCAAGTCATCATCTCAAAAATCCATTTCTATCACGGCACGAACGAGGCAAGAGAGTAGTTGTCAACATAGACAACTTACTTGCTGAGCAAGAACGACAGTTCATCTAGGAGATATACGTGTTATCAGTCAAAGAGGTAGTCGCAAAGGTTGCTCGTCTACAGACGAAGTACTCTGCTCGCGACCAACGTATGCGCGACGTGCTATCAGTACGTCAAGGAGACATCAGCAAGGTTTACCCTGCGATGTTCTCAGAAGATTACCCCAAGCCTCTTGTTGCTAACTTCGTAGATGTTGCTGCTCGTGACCTCGCAGAGGTTATGGCACCACTACCATCATTCAACTGCGCTGCTACCAATATGGTGTCAGACTCCGCACGCAAGGCTGCAGATACCAGAACTCGTATCGCTAACTATTACGTCTCTATGTCTGAGTTGCAGATTCAGATGTATAACGGTGCTGACTGGTTCAACACTTATGGAATGCTTCCAGCAATGGTTGAGATGGATTACGAGACAAACAATCCTCGTATCCGCTTGCTCAACCCATTTGGTGTCTATCCTGAGATTGATAGATTTGGTCGTTGCACATCACTTACTCAAACAATTCAAACTGACGCTGAGACTTTATCAGCGCAGTATCCAGAATTTGCTGCCCAGATTATGCCAAGACTACAAAGCACAATGGGTAGTCCTTATATCACAATGGTCCGTTATCACGACAAAGACCAAGACTTGGTATTCCTACCAGATCGCAATAACTTAGTTCTATCTAACTTACCTAACCCCACTGGTAAGTGTATGGCTCGCGTTGCTGTTCGCTCGTCTTTAGATGGCGAAGCACGTGGTCAATTTGATGATGTTCTAGCGGTACAACTAGCACGTGCGCGTTTCGCTGTCTTACAAATTCAAGCAGCAGAAAAATCAATTCAAGCACCGATTGCTATTCCGCAGGATGTCCAAGAACTCGCACTTGGCCCTGATGCGATTATGCGTTCTGCTAATCCACAGGCAATCCGCCGTGTGCCGCTAGAACTTCCACCTGGAGTCTTTACCGAATCAGGCGTTCTAGAGCGAGAACTACGTCTCGGTTCTCGTTATCCAGAAGTTCGCTCAGGAAACATTGACGCATCTATCATTACAGGTCGCGGAGTTCAAGCACTCCAAGCTGGCTTTGATACACAAGTGCGTGCAGCACAAGCACAGTTTGCTCGCCTCTTTACTGAACTTGTATCTCTCTGCTTTGAAACAGATGAGAAAATCTTTGGCAATATGACCAAAGAAATCAAGGGTGTAGATGACGGTACTCCATTCAATATGAAGTACGTCCCTGCTAAGGCTATCGCTGGTGAATACGGTGTAGATGTTCGCTACGGCATTATGTCTGGTATGAATCCAAACAATGCCATCATTGCTTTACTACAAATGCGTTCTGACAAACTTGTATCACGCGACTATGTACGCCGTGAAATCCCGATGGAGTTGAATGTTACTCAAGAAGAACAACGTGTTGACATTGAAGAGATGCGCGATTCTCTTCGTGTTGCTGTTGCTCAGTATGCCCAGGCTATTCCAGCGCTTGCTGCACAAGGTCAAGATCCTTCTGAGATTGTTGCTCGAATCGCCGAGGTAATCAAGGGCCGTCAAAAAGGTTTACAACTAGAAACTATTGTGGAGAAGGTATTTACACCAGAGCCACAACCTGAAGTCCCAGCAGAAATGATGGGCGGTGAAGTTCCAGCAGCAGGTATGGCCCCCGTTCCTGCCTCGCAGCCAACTCCAGAACAAATGGGTGCGGCCCCTGCTGCTGGCGCTCGTCCAGATATTGCTACGTTACTCGCATCTATTGCAGGGTAGGGAGGTGTAAATATGAAAAAAGGTGGTCGTGCAAAGGCTCCAATGGCAAAGCCAACAGAGGGCAAGAAGGACACAAAGAAGCCAAAAGGCGGTAAGGTCGAATATGGCTTTGCTCCTAAAGGTCGTAAAGGCAAGAAGGCTTAGTTTTACTTTGAGAGGATAGAGCGTGGACGAAGATAAAGATTATGTACCGCGCTCTATTACTCTCGCTGATTTCTTAGTAGTTGTATCAGGTTTTGCAGTAAACATAGTTAGAGCATTTGAAATGCTCGCATCAGAGATTTTAGATTTAGCAGTGTATAACGCAAATAGAAAAACAAAAGTTTCCAGAGTGTGGGAACAATTTACTTCAGATTTAGAGAAGATGGAGGACAATAATGGCTAGAGGGCCACTCGCAGGACCAGCAGGTCCAGGCAAGTTCTCCAAGAGAACAGACGGAATTCAATTCAAACCAGATTATTATGGCGAAGGTGTTGAGAACGCAGAACTCAAAGCTGCTGCTCCACTTGCCAAAACTGCTGATGTACGTCCAACATCTCGTTCTGAGATGGGTATGGCACCAAGCCAAATGGAACCAGTAACTTCTTTATATGCTCCATCACAACGTCCAGATGAACCTGTTACTTCAGGTATTGCTGCAGGCCCTGGACCTGGACCAGAAGTTCTAGGTTTGCCACAACAAACAGAATCACTTTCATCTATCCTTGCTCAAATGGTTCAATACGATACCAATGGAGAAATTGCTGCTCTCTACGAGCAGGCTGTAGCTAGAGGATTGTAATGTCCCAGAATATAAATAAGGGAAACATTTATCAGGCTGCCGAACGTGCTAAGTTGACCAAATCCCAAAAGGATAAAATCAACTCGTTGACAGATATGTATTCAGAGCACGTACGTCTGAACAACTTACCTGTCTCTGTTGCATCGTATGAATTTAGCCAAATGCCTATTGATAAACAAAAGGCACAGGCAGATTTCTTCGGCGGCGTTGACGACACAGATCCTCGTAGAGGATTTATTGGTCAAGCCGCTTATATCATTTCACGACCAGTTGTTGAACCTATCAAAGCTGTATTCAAGGCAGCAGGATGGGCATCTGACCAAGTAACTCGCGCTTACAGAGCTGGCGCTATTGGAATCTCAGAAGGTGTCAACATTGCAGATGCGTGGCAACGTTCTGGCGCTAATGGTGAACAAGTATTCAATCCTGGTCGTATTCAAAAAGTAGAACAAACCTATGGTCGTGATCGCACTAATATCGCAAAGAAGATTGCAGCAGGCATTCCACTAGACCAGATTATCCGCGAAGCGCAGACAGAAAATGAAAAGGCTCTTGCTTTTGCTGCTGGTTCTAAAGATGGCGACAAACTTACAGAGGAAGCAGTAGCCAAAGTAAACGCTGCTAAGTACTCTCCAGGTCGTCAACTTGCTAACGCATTCTTACCAGATGACCTAGAAGGTAAGTCTGGTATCTATTCGTGGATTTCAGGTACTGCAGATGCAGCATTTCGCATCGTATTAGACCCAACACTATTGCTTGGTAAAGCACGTAAGGGCTATCTTGCAGGCAAGTATGCCTTGAGCAAGACTGCGGGAACAGCAGAAAAAGTAGAAAATGCTTTCAATAATGCAGGCATTGTTCGCTTCTGGGATGAATTTACAAAGACCACAAAAGATTTACGCGATGCTCGTCGCGCTGGTGATGAACTAGGCATCGGTAGAGCAACTGGTCGTCTACGAGCACTTAGCCCAGCATTTGCTGAAAACGGCGTGGATAGCGCTCTTATAAAGTTTGCTGATGAAGACTTTGGTGGAATCCTTGATGCCAATACAGCAAAGGCTTGGCTATCAAACTCACAGCGTATTGAGCCAATTTTCTACGGACAGCCTGGTTTCAGAATCAAGGTAATGCCAATTCTTTCACCTGCTCGCAAGGCTAAACTTGCAGTCTATGACAAAGCAGGAGCAGTCTTTGATCTCAATAAAGATTCTGCTAATTTCTTACGTAACATCGTTTTTGATGAGGCAGATGCTCAAGGGCTTACTGGATTAGAAGCAGCGCGTCGTTCTATTCTTGGACGCGAAGGAGAATCAGCTATTGAAGCTGGTACTAGAACCGCACAACGTATCAAGGAATCAGAAGATAAACTTGCTCGATTCTCGATTGCTGGTATCAATAAGCGCCTAGATAACTTCACCCGTAAGTTTGCTTTGATTCCAGATATGGATGAACTAGGCAACTTTGCTTCAGATAAATCTGCTTTAGCGTTTGAGCGTTATGCTCGTTTGGTTTATGGACGATATGCTAGTCGTATCTTAGGCGACGCTTACAAGACTTCAGATATTGGTCAGCGCCGTCAGATGTTTATCGGACTACAATCCGCCGTTGGCGAACTACGAGGTCTACGCGGAACACAGGGTGGTCGCAGACTTCTAGATACTCTAGGTTCTGTCGGGCGCGATGCTGTGTATACAAACCGCGTTATCAATGCAGATAACCCAGAAGGATTCATTCCTTCTCAAATCAACGGAGTTGATTCGGCTGTATATGCCTACCAACTCAATGATCGTATGGCGTTTATTACACCAGAACAACTAGATAAGTTCGGTGCTCGTGATGGATTCTTAGCACGTATCTGGGGTATGCAATACTCTAAAGCAGCAGATGATGCTGTATCTACATTCGTAACAGGTACTCTTGCAGGTCCTAGGTTTCCTATCCGTAACGCAATCGAAGATTATTTATTCGGTTTATCAAATGGACGAGGCGTTATCCGTAGTGCTAGAGACATTGCTCGCGCACGTAAAATTTCTAAGAAAGTTATTCAAGGTAGCGAAGATTTGAACTTTGCTTTATTCAATCGCTATGCCAAGGCTAAAGATGTTGACAACCTTACATCTCGATTCAATGCTATTGACAACGGTTCAGAACTACGCTGGAACGCAACAACTAAGACTTGGGATAAAGTAGATGATGTATTCAAAACTCCAGGTGCTAAGGATGAAGCTAAGCGTAAAGTTCTAGCAGAGGCTTTGCTACGCGAAAACTTCAACGATGCTCAAATTGGTAAGTTTGGCGATGACTTTGACCGCTATACCTATGAGTTTGCTATGTATGGCGACTATGAGAATCTTCTCAAGAGCGCATCGGAAGGTGCATATAACCTCAATACAGGTAATGACCTTTTCAGCCGCGCTAAACGACTAAGCCGTAAACACGGTAAGGTTGTAGATTTTGAAATTGACGGAGAAGCGTATGCCCGTCAGTATGGTTCATTCGTAGATCTGTCTCCTCTAAGCCAAGAAGGTCGCCTTGCTTGGGCATTCCAAATTGCTGCTAAGGCTAATGATGAATTTGGTCAAGAAGGATTGAAACTTCTTGCTAAATACAAGGGTGACCGCACAGGATTTATTACAGAATTTGCTGACAAGATTGACAATACTCCAGCTCTTGCCAGACTAAAGCCTCGCTTTGAGCGTTATGTTGATGAAACATATACATCTACTCAACACGCAGCAGTTGTTTATGATGATTTAGTAACGATGTTGGGTAAAGCAGATGGCTCAATCAATGACGACTTGCTCAACAAGTTAGTAACTTTAGCTGACGATGGTGAATATGCCATCAATATGAAAGAATTTTCTTTGTCTTGGCTTCCAAAGACTCGTGCAGATGTACCTGCTACGATTACTGGACCGTTATTGCTTCCAGCAACGCAGTCAAAAAACATTATCTCTGACCTCAACAGTCGTATGTGGGACTGGCTTGGAGATGCTAATGGACGTTTATCACGTGACCAGTTGGTTCTTGATGCAGCGTTTGATATCCGAAAAGAATTACAGCCTTTACTTGACGACCTAACAAAAAAGGTTGGCGAAAAGGTAGCAACACGACAGGTCATTGAACTATCAGAGAAACTTGCTGTAGAGCGAGTTCTTGCTTTCGTAGATAACCCAGCAGTTCGTACGCAAATGGCTTGGTCAATGCGTAACTTTGCTCGTTTCTACCGCGCCACTGAAGACGCTTACCGTCGTGCATACCGCACCGCTAAGTATAACCCAGAGGCCTTCCAGAAACTAGCCTTGACTTATGAAGGTGTAACACATTCTGGTTTCGTTCAACGCGATGACCAAGGTGAACCATACTTTATTTACCCAGGATTGGCACCTGTCTATACAGCAATGAACAAAGTTCTAGGTGTATTTGGTCTTGGAGATAAGTTTGTAGCACCAATGCCATTGCAGTTTGGATCATCTCTCAAGATGCTTACTCCTTCTGCAAACCCTGATTCTTGGTTACCTACATTCTCAGGACCGTTATCAGGTCTATCGCTCAAAACTATTTACAATATTGCTGGTTTCTTCTCTGAGTCAGAGATTCCAGTTATATCAAGACTTGCTAAAGAAGTAAAACTTACTGAGCAGTATGCCCTAGGTGACATTGGTGAAAGCCAATCATTCTGGCAGTCAGCGCTACCAGGACACGTCAATCGTCTCCTTGCTGCTGTGGATAAAGACGAACGCGATAGTCAGTACGCATCGGCATACCGCAAAGCAGTTACATACTTAGAAGCGGGTGGGCATACACCATCTGCAGAAGCAACTCCTGGTGAGGTTATTGAATACCAGAAGAAGTTGAAGGCAACCATTACAGGTATCTTGACAACTCGCTTTGTTCTAGGGTTTATCTCACCTGCATCACCAACTACAACTCTCAAGAGTGATATGGCTGATTGGGTACGCGATAATGGACGCGTAAACTTCAAGCAAGTATTTTCTAAGTTGATTGACCAGTACAGCGATACCAGCGATCCTGTTGGAAACGCTATGGCAGATTGGGTCAAGTATTACCCAGACCAAGTTCCATATGTCATCAATGAATCTGACCCAGTATTCCAAGCACGAGTAAAAACATCTAACGCAGCCGCTAACTGGGTTGACGATAATCAAGAACTCATCAAAGCATTTCCTGAAGGTGCAGCATTCTTGATGCCTCAGTCAGGAACATTCTCCTGGGAAGCATATCAATTCCTCAAGGACAACGGGTACCGCGAGAATAAACTTGTAGGAGACTTCCTCAAGGAAACTTTTGTGGCTAAGTCAAAGCAGTTCTATTACATCCAGCGCGATAAGTATGAAGAAGCGCTACAGGGTGCAAGAACAGACCGCGAGCGCAAGAGAATCAATGAGATTTGGGATGCTTGGGCAAAAGAGTTCAAGCAGACTAGACCGCTATTGCAGGAAGAGTTTGCTAACTCTGCTGCTAATAACGTCAAGCGTATGGCTGCTTACACAGATCTCAGGAGTATGCTTGACAAGACAAACATCAATAGTCCTGCAGCTAGGTCTATCCGACAGATGGTTGCCTTATATGAAGATTACAAACTTCAAATAGATACTGTCTATAACTCACGCAGCGAAAGAGACATTGCAGCTCGTGACTTACTACGACGTTCAACGCTTTCCCAGTTACAAGATATTGCAGCTTCAGACCCTAACGCTAACGGAGTCTATGACATTCTGTTTAGCAACTTTTTGAGAGAGGACTAAGATGAGCCTACAAGGTGTTGAGTTTGGTCAACAGAAACCAGGTGCTGGCATCATCACATCATCCACGCCAACTGCAAAAGGACCAAGAATCCCTTTCAAAGAAGGTCTTGCAAAGCCATCTGAATTTACTATATCAAGCGAAAAGCAAATTATTGAGCAATACCGAAAGATGTCACCTGCTCTTCGTAGATCGCTTTCTCAAAGACTAAAAGATTCTGGATATAGAACTCCTGTAACAGGAAAATATAATGCAGATGTTCGTCAGGCTTTACTTGATGCTTACAATGATCTTGGCGCTGAGATAACATATCTTCGTGCTAACGATCCAGCAGCGCTTGAAACTGCTACCTATGATTTAGACACATTTCTAACGTCTCAATCCGAAGGTCGTGGCGGATACAAGGGACCTACAACAGTCCGTCAAAAGGTCAATATGCGACCAGAAGCTATTGCTTCTACTATCGATGAGGTCATCCGTGACTTTACTGGTCGTGGTGCTACAGCCGATGAGATTGCTAAGTATTCCGCAAAAGTTACTGCACAATTAGAAAAGCCGAAGAACTTTGCCGAAACTGTATACACCCCACAGGGCGAGGGTATGCAGATGCAAGAGATTACTCCAGGCTTTCAGGCTAAAGAGTATCTATTCCAGCAGATTGCTAAGACTGATGAAGCTAAGGCTAACAAGGTCTTTGGTTTTTACAATGCTTTCAAGAGAGCGTTAGGTGTTGAGTAATGGCGTTCAAGGGTTCAGATTACTTCGAGGTTCGCAATGCGTCTGAAAAATATGACGTTGCCAAAGCTGAGTTCCAAAGACTAGACCGCGAACTTAGCGAAACTTCAACAAAGGCTAAGAACTATCAAGACTTACTAAAGCGTCGTAACGAAGCAAAACTAAAAGCAGACCTTTTGCTAGACAATTACAAGGCTTTATACAATAAACGTAAGTCACAATATGAAGATAAGCAACTATCAGATAAGTACAAAAATCAACTCAATCAAAACAAGAAAAGACTTAGTATTCTTGAAGATGATTTGCAACGTGCTAAAGATAAAGGCGAAAGCACTACTGCTATTCAGGCAGCCATTGATAAAATTACAGGAAATAGCAAAGACCTTGAAGGTAAACTTGACGATGTAGGTAAAAAAGACAATCGTCCTAAAGGTGTACCTACCGATGCTAAGTTCAATTCTGTCACTGGAAACTGGGAATCAGGCAGCCAAAAGTGGGATAAGAACGGTCAGGCTGTAGTTGAAACAAAAACTAGCACCAAGAAAAAGCCTGCCCCAACTGCTACTGATTCAACCGCAACAGGCTCTATGCCAGAGTTTCCAACTGGCGCACCAGCAAACACTGCCATTACTGCTGGATTTGATCCAGCACGAGTAAAAATGGGCGAAGAAGCATCAAGCGGTGTCGCTAAACCAGTAATACCTACTGGAACCATAAATCCTAAATTTGAAGAAGTATTAGCAAAAGCAGTTGAACTTTATGGTGGCATCGATGAAATCTTCAGCACTAACGAAGAACTCAAGAACCTTCTTATTCGTGCTATCGGTGATGTTGCTACCGCCAAAGACGATATGGATGAAGACCAGTTTATCAATCTTCTCCAGAACACTACTTGGTTCAAATCCAATGCTGGACCTATTCGTCAGCGCGGATTTGAAAAGCGTCAATACAACGCACTTGTCAAGAAGATAAAGACTGACGATCCACAGTACAAAGAAAAAATTGCTGAGCTAAATAAGACTTCCGCTTATGGTCGTGGACTTCAGGATGTAATTGAATTACTCCGCGAGAACGCAGTGTCACTTGGTCGTCAAATATCTGAAGAAGACCTAAAGGTTATCGCTGAAGGCATCTACGACTATGCCAATGAAGATGATGCGGTCAAGATTCGCAACGCAATTTTAGGCGTTGGTACATTTGGTGTAGGTAAAGGAATTGTTAGCGGAGCTGCTGGTCAGAACCTAACAACTTTGAGAGCGGTTGCTCGTGCTAATGGCTTGAACTTAGACACTATGTTCAAAGACTCTATTGATAGTTGGCTAGATAAAATCTCTAAAGGTGAGTCGATTGAAACTTTCAAGAGCATTATTCGCAATACCGCTAAGGCTGGGTTGCCTGATAGGGTTGCATCTTTGCTAGATCAAGGCGTTGATCTTGAAACTATTTATAGTCCATATAAAAAAATAATGGCTGCTGTTCTTGAACTAAATCCAGATTCAATCGAACTCAATGACCCGACACTTCGTATGGGTATCGGACCAGAGAAAGAAGTTTCTCTTTATGAGTATCAGCGTATGCTCCGTAAAGACCCACGCTGGCAGTACACCAACAATGCTCGTGAAGATGTTTCAAACTCCGCACTAACTGTTCTACGTAACTTCGGATTCCAGGGGTAATAATGGCAGATAAATTTGCAGCTTTCAAAGAAGGCGATGCTCAACTAAAAGCCTGGCAGGAAGAATTACTTTACGGAAATCCATCTGAGGAAAGAATAAAAGAATTAGAAAAACTTCTTGGTGATAGAACAGCAGCACTTGCCGCTGCCGCTGGAGTGGGTTCTTACTACCTTGGTTCTGCTGGACAGATTAGACCAAACTATGCCTATTCAGAGGCAAGTGGTCCTGAGTATGCGAAATTACTTCAATCCCAAGAAGAACTTAGAAAAGCACTTGCTGGTCAAGAAAATCTAGAATTTACTGGTTCTCAAGGTGTCTACACAAAATCTTTCTATGGGCCTCAAGGAACTTTAGGTTATAGAACAGCAGCTGGTAAGTTCTATGATACGGATATTCTAAAAACAGTTGACATCTCACAACCTGGTGAATATGCAGATTTTTCAGGCAAAGCTCCCGATTTTTATGACGAAACTGGTCGTAAGCTAACACCAGAAGAAGTAGCTAATACTGTACAGGGACAGGCATTTGCAGCCAAAGGTTGGGATATTGGGTTTGGTCGTGGTGTACTACCAACTGGTACATCTGACCTGCTTACAAGTTACACAAATTCTCAGAATGCTGCTTCAGGTTTTGTAACACTAAGCAGTTCTTCATCTTCAAGTGCTTCGTCAAAAGCAACTGCAGAGGGTAAGTCAGCATATGATTTACTATATTCTCAGTTCGCTCAGTATGGACTTGGTTCTTTGGTTGAACCGCTAAAGCAGCTAATTCAGGAAGGTGTTCCAGCTTCTGAGTTTACAATTCGCTTGCGCGAAACAGATGCTTACAAGAAGCGATTCGCCGCAAACGCTGCACGTATCAATAAGGGATTACGTGCTTTGTCTGAATCTGAATACATACAGCTTGAAGATCAGTACCAAGACATTATGCGTCGATATGGTATGCCAGAGTCCTATTATGCTCGCGGAGAAATGGGTGTTCAACCAGGATTTGAAAAGTTCATTGGATTTGACGTATCTCCAGTAGAGCTTGAGGACCGTATTCAGACAGCTCAGGCTAGAGTATTTGATGCTAACCCAGAGGTAGCTCAAACCCTAAAGCAGTTCTATCCTGGTATTACTAATGGAGATGTACTTGCTTACGTACTAGATCCTACAAGCGCTCTACCAGAGTTGAAGCGCAAGATTACTGCTGCTGAAATTGGAGCAGGCGCTAAGATTGCTGGACTTTCTACAGGACTTGAAAGAGCAACAGAACTTGCATCTTATGGAGTTACAAAAGAGCAAGCACAACAAGGTTTTCAGACTATCGCAGACATACTTCCAAGAGGAAGTCAACTGGCAGATATCTATAAGCAAAGCCCATATACACAAACAACCGCAGAACAGGAAGTTTTTGGACTTGCTGGAGCAACAGAGGCAGCAAAGCAGCGTAAGAAACTTACCTCGCTTGAACAAGCTGCATTCTCTGGCACAAGCGGTATGACTGGCGGAGCGTTAGGACGCGAACGCGCTGGTCAATTCTAAGCCTGCTAACGGAACGACTGGCCCGTTAGAGAGACACCAAGACCAGTAGTAGAAGCCATACAGAAAGTCCCCGAATCTGTATGAGGTCTACGAAACCAACTAACAAAGGGAGAAGGACCTATGTCCAACTACGACTACGAAGATGATGACTTTGACACCAATGATGGTGGAGATCTCGTCAAGCAGTTGCGTAAAGCAACAAAAGCAAAAGACAAAGAACTGGCTGAACTAAAAGCACAGTATGAGTCACTTGCAAAAGCAAATAGAGAACGAGCAATCAAAGATGCCCTCGCTAGTCGCGGGGTAAATAGCAAAATTGCTTCATTTATCCCACAGGATATAG